AGTGACCTTGTAAAAGAAGCAATTCTTAAAAGACATAAAATCACTAGGCACATTGAAGACTATTAAATGGCCAAAGAAAATGGCCTAACCATGGAGGAATTATCATGAGTAGTGTATCAATTAAAATAGGAGACTTCAGACTAGAAGTAAATGTGAACATCACATGTATGCCTATACCTGCAGTAACCCACTTAGCACCTGAAGACTGCTACCCAGCACAAGATGGTGATCTAGAATGGGAAATCACCAAAGTTGAAGGTGAAAATAATGATGGCCTAGACCTTGATGAGCTTGTCTCCGCAACAGGCTCTCTATCCTTCGAAAACGATCTATGGGAAGCACTGAAAGAGGAGTATGGTAATGGAAATTAAAATAACTGAAGAGTTCATCCTATCCGGAAATAAGTACAACTGGATACTGTCAGAAATCAGAGTAACTGAAAATATGACATATGCTGTAAATACTTATCACTCTACATTGCGTCAAGTTGCAAACAAAATGATGCGACTCGTAGACATATCACATGTAAAAAGCTTAGAAGAACTTGCAGATGTATATGAAAACTTCTCTGATAAGATTGCGGAGAACCTAGAAATTGCCACAACAGAAGTTCCTGTAGGTGAAGATACTCGCCCAAAAGATCGAGTTAAACTAGGTTTAGGGCCGTCTACAATTATAGAAGAAATAGACTGCAGAGGGTTACGAAAATGAGTATAGTATTTAAACCTAAAATTAATTTCTCATTTGGAAGCAGCAGAGCAGGTCCAGTAACTAAGAACGTGCCGAGAGAAAAATGGCATTGGAGTACAAAAGAATTAAAACGAGTTGTAAGTCTAAGAGCAATCGGTGTATCTTACAAAGACTGCGCTAAACTAATAGATCGAAGTCAAGGAGCTATAGTAGCTGCTGTAGATACTAATAATCTCTATAGTGCAATAGCTAAAGAAAAAGAGGGATTAATAATAACAATAATGAAGGATTATAATAATGATTAATGCAGCCATTATGTGCCTAGCCCTAAATCTTTATTTCGAAGCTCGTAGTGAAAGTCTTGCAGGTCAGTTAGCTGTAGGATTTAGCACCATGAACAGGGTAGCTGATCAACACTACCCAAATGATGTATGCTCTGTTGTGAAACAAGCAAAGTATAACGGGTATAGCGAATACCCTATAAGACACAAATGCCAGTACTCTTGGTTTTGTGATGGTATGAGTGACGAACCTACCAATGATAAAGCTATGTTAGAAGCTACAATACTAGCCGCTAATATTTATTATCGTAAAGTCACAGATATCAGTAATGGTGCAACTCATTACCATGCAACGTGGATTAAAGCACCAAAGTGGACCTATGAAATGACTAAAGTAGTCACTATCGATCAACATGTATTCTATAGATATTAAGGAGTTCATATGACTTTAAAAGAAAAAATAGCGAAGCAAAAAAGACTAGATCACCTCATAGGTGAAATAGCAAACTATACAGCTTCCTCAAAGAAAGGTCACTTCAAAGAGTACAGCCAAGGGAGGGTACTAAAACTAACCGATGAGCTTGAAAAATTAAGGAGCGAGTAATGGAAATAGATAATGATGCTGCTGAAGACTCATTCCAAGAGTTTATAACTGAAGTTGAGTATGTTATCAACCTCAATATTAACTCATGTGATGAGCAGCTAGTGGATTTAGCTAAAATTAATATGCATGATACACTTGACAAGTATATCTTAATGCATACCAACCTAGTCATTCAAAGTATGGCAGAGGATGGTGAAATAACTTTAATGTAGTACCAATAAGGCCTGTAGGGAGCCTAGCTGAAATACCCTACAACTAAATAGGAAGTATATTATGAAGATTTCACAAGCAAAGAATGCAGTACAAGCATTAGTTAAGTTTAACTTGGATGCAAATTCAAAAGAGTTACACTTAATCCCTATGCTACACTCTGCTCCCGGACTAGGCAAATCTGCTATAGTTAAACAAGTAGCTGAAGACCTAGATATCGAGTGCCGCACTGTAATATTCGCACAGTTCGACTCAGGTGAACTAGGTGGTTTCCCTGTATTATCTGAAGATCGAAAGCAATATAATAGAGCTAAACCTTTCTTCATGGCCTTTGAGAAAGATAGTAAAGGTATTCTGTTCTTAGATGAGTTACCACAATCACCTATAAGCAACCAAAATATCGCAGCTCAACTCGTTAATGACGGACGTATAGGTGAGCATAAACTACCTAAAGGCTGGACTGTAGTATGTGCAGGTAACCCTATGGCAGCACGAGCAGGTACCAATGCTATGCCTAGTCACCTTAAAGATCGTCTTACTCACTTTGATATCGAACCAGATACGGAAGCATTCTTAGATTATGCTTTCAACAGGGACTTCACTCCCGAGGTTACAGGATTTCTATTACATAGACCTGAATACCTATCTATGTTTGATCCAAATGTAAACGTATCTCCTTCACCACGTTCTTGGGAAAGAGCTAATACTATTGTAGGTCTAGGTTTGCCAGCAGACTTAGAAATGACTACATTAGCAGGTCAAGTAGGTAATGCTGCAAGTGCTGACTTCATCGGCTTCATTAAGATTATGCGAGAGCTACCAGACCCTATCAAGCCTTTAGCTCACCCATTAGAAGCTATGATTCCTGAGAAACCTTCAGTTCTGTATGCATTCTGCTCTGCAATAGCTGCATATGTCACTGAAGCATCAGCCAAGAACTTCACTACTCTGATAGATCGTATCGATAAGAAAGAGTTCTCTGCAATGGCTGTACGTACTGCTATCAAGCGTAAGCCTGAGCTAGTAAAGTCTAAAGCACTAAGTGAATGGCTCTTATCAACAGGTAAAGAGCTACTTCTCTAAACAATCAATAATAACTATTATGGAGAGGGCCTATGCATGAAATAGAAATGCTAATGGAGGCTAGCAAAAGCGTAAAGCCCTCCGAAAGAATGATTCGGCATCATGCAATAACACATAACCATATGCTACCAGCATCGGATAAATTAAATGTGTCATTAATTGTAGAGAAATTTGATGAGATATCAGTACTCTATCGCCTCGGATTACCTATAGCCGATATATTAAATCAACTGAATATAACTAGGAGTATAAAATGAATGAAAAAGGACCAATCATAAAACAAATTGATTATGATAGTTATACTGACTTTATGACAAGTAACGCCATACGTCATCATGTCATGAAATACATTAACAGTCTGCCTGAAGAAAAGCGTGATGCTCAACGTGAAAAGCTTGAAGTCCTGTATAAAATGGGAGTAAGCTGGAAAGGTATACAAGTAGCAATGATAGGAATTCCCTATGAAAGCAAAGATTGATGTCACCCTAACACCTAGAGGTGATATAGCTAAAAAGAAAGCTAGAAGGCTTCTTCTTAAAGCTGTACAATCTAAAATGGGCCTAACCAAGCAATATGAAGATGGTTCATATAGCCTCTGGTGGATGTCTGTACTTAGACCTTGCCCTAAAGATAGTAACTTCGAACATCACTATGTAAGCAAATGGAATGCTCGTAACGATCACAAAGCCATTATCAATGGTTCTGAGAGCGAAGTACGAATTCAATTTGAAACTCCCGGTGATGCTTCAACATTACTATGGTATCTAGAACGAGTAGCCTTTACTGTAGAAGGTACTTTACTTGATACCTGGGGTACACCTTATACGTGGTGTAATGAAGAAGGTTGGTTATTAATAAAAGAGGTAAATAATGATGGAAGCAAAACTGAAAGTAAGTAGAGCACTAACTAGGTTAGCATGTGAAGACCCGTTCTTCGGTTCATGCGCTCTTAGATTAGATGTACGATCAGATGATAGTATAACTACCGCTTGTACAAATGGTAAATCTATCCTCTGGAACACAGCCTTTATCGATAGTTGCTCTGAACAAGAGACAGTAGGCCTCATATGTCACGAGATACTCCATGTGCTATTTATGCACTGCGTACCTCTTGAAGGTAAGAATCCAGTAATAGCTAATATTGCTATGGATTTCATTATCAATGAGGTAGTACAGAATGAGTGCAACTACCAACTACCGAAAGAAGGCATAGTACCTGAAGCAAGATTTAAAGATATGACTTGGCAACAAGTATATTCTATAATCGAGCAGGAAGAGAAGTATCAAAAGATGGCTTCTAATCCTAGTATCGGTGATCTGTTTGATCATATCGATAATAATGCTGATTTATCTGATGCTGATAAAGCAGAGTTAAAAGCAGATATTGAGCAAATGGCTACTCAAGCTGCTGAGAATGCTGCCAAGAAGCAAGGTAATATTCCCGGTCAGCTAAAAGACCTAATCGATAAAATCAGAGCGCCCAAGGTAGATTGGAAGGAGGTATTGGAGAACACCTTGCGCGGAAATAACCCTGATGATCAAACATGGAAACGACCTAATCGTAAGATGCTAGGTACTTACGACATCTATATGCCCTCACCTGAGTATCATGGTATGGGTAATATAGTAGTAGGTCTTGATACTTCAGGTTCAGTGTCTAATAGACAACTAGAATCCTTTCTAGCTGAACTAAACAGTATCAGTCAATCTTCTGCGTATGAGTCTATTACAATCCTGTATAATGACTCAGGTGTTAGTAATGCAACTACCTTCACTCCCGGAGATGATATCACTGAACTTCATGTAACAGGAAGAGGCGGTACTTGCTTCAAGCCTGTATTTAAGTACGTAGAAGAGAAGGGTCTTGAAATAGACCAAATGATTTATTTCTCTGATATGATAGTATCCGATTATAACTTTCCCGCAGAAGCCCCATACTATCCTGTATTGTGGTGTTCTACAGGTGCTCAAGAAGCTCCTTTCGGTAAATTAATTGACTTACGAGGTATTTAATATGTTAGACCCTACAAGGTTAAATGATCAAAAACAGTTAAAAGATATAAACTTGCGAATCATAAAACATAAAGATGAGATGCAAACCATAATGCGTTTATATAGCATTAGTCCTTATCAATTCTCAACTGTACGAACAGAGGATATAGGCTGGCGTCAATATAAAGGTGAAATATCATCTAGCGATTCTGGTATATCTGAAGAATTGCTACGCTCTGCATACCAAGTTCTTATAAACGGGTTTAATCAATTACAAGGTGTAAGACGAGACCTAGGCTATATGAGAGATGGTACTGAGAAAGAGGGTGGCTTAGATAAACTAAAAAGCATGTCGTTAAATGTAGTTAGCTTGTTAACACAACATGATAACCCCAATGTACACCTAAGAGGAGACCCTTATAACCTACAATATAATGATGATGGTAATTTAAAATCTTACCCTCATTATAGTATTAGAATAAATCCCTCATGGATTCGTAAAGTAGCTAAACTAAACCTGTCTGTACAAGATATAGCAGGTCGAGAAGCTATGGTGTTAGATGCTGACCCATTACCAGACACACCTGAAGGTTATGAAGCCTACGCCACTAAAGTAGTGACCATACGTAGACCTTTGTCCACTAATAAACAAATAGAGGTTGCTCGAAGATGGGAAATTAATAATCTAGAAGCAAATAAAGGTAGTCTCGTGAAAAAGTATTCACGTAACTTTATACACCCTGCGTTCATAACGTATGAAACCCGTTATGTCGTCCGAACTATGACCACTAATGGTTGGTCATCATGTACAGGTACGACCGTCAACTGGGCTGCTTCGACCTTGAAGCGTAGAATGAAAACCCTTATGCTAAAGAAACTTAGCGTATAACCATAGCACCCTTAAAGAGAAGGGATCAACTGGAGTAAGTAGTATGACGAAAGTAAAGAAAGAAAATGACTTGATCGATGAACTAGGAAGCGTACATCGTGGTGGTCCGACATTAGCTGAGATAAATGACACTTTTCCGAGTGATCATGAGCTCAGTTTAAGAGAAGCAGCTATAAATCCAGGCCACTACAAGGAAATTGTGCCAGGATTTGAATACTTTGATATCATGGACCATGTTCTCAAGGGATGGAGTGGCTCTCAAGCAGCTAGTCTAGCTAATGCTTATAAGTATCTGTTCAGATTAGGTAAGAAAGATAGTACACTGCAAGACTTAGGTAAGGCAATGTGGTATCTTGAGCGCCTTAGTAAAAACATAAAAGAAAATGGGAAACGATAATGCTAGTAACATCAATTTTAATATGGGCAGTATTCGCGTATATTGTTATAATAAGCAATACGTGGGGCAGTAAATAGGTGATTCTACCTAAGAAATCCTTCTTAAAAGAATGTACTGTAGTAAAATCAATTAATATAGAGAGTAAAATTATGACTAAGTCAAAGAGCAGCACCCAAGTAGCAGTAGTTCGTGATGTAGAATTCCACTATCCTCACTTAGCTACTTCACACGCACCTTTCGGTAATGATATCTGGGATGTGCAGCTTCGTACCAGTGATCAAGATACAGCTAAGAAATTAACTGATCTAGGTGTAGGTATTAAGAAGCATGAAGATAATTACTTCTTCGGTAATGTTAAACGTCCTACCACTAACAAAGCTGGTGATGTTAATGAAGCCCCTGAAGTATTAGATTCTGCTAAATCTAAAACTGCTATCGATCCTAGAACTATCGGTCATGGTTCTAAAGGTCACGTTAAGTTGTTCTCTTACGAGTATAACTTTAATGGTAAAGCAGGTACAGGTGTACAGTTGTTAGCCATTCAAATCACTGACCTCGTAAAGTACGAGCCAAAGTCTGATAGTGATGATTTCGGTGTTGAAGGTGATGCAGTAGAAGCAGCAGACTTCTAAAACCACGGGGTCAGAAATGGCCCCTTATTTCTAGCAGGAGAATAATATGACTAATAAAGTAAAAGGTACTCAAAAGCCTTGGGAATGTGAATACTGTGGTAAAACTGGTAAGAATCGTGCCAACTATCGCAGAGATCATGGCAAACGATGCCCTGTATATCTAATCAAAAAGTCTGGTTATGATCGATTAACAGGCCTAGCAGTAGGTATGACAGCCGTATTAATTTTATGGGGTCTAGCAGAATGGGTAATGTAACTGTACTGCAAGATAAAGTTGTTGATCTAGTTAAACTGTACTTCAAAGGCCACTATGTAGCTGAAGATGTAATGGATATGTTAGCAGATACACTTATCGATGATGGATATGTCACTGCAGCAAATCTAGGTATAGGTAGTCCTTCGGATATGACTATATCTGGAGTAATAGAAGGTAAAGATATTGAGGAGTAGTATGAAAAATATAATTGTAGATATCGAAGCTGATGGGTTATTAACAGATTTAACCTCAGTTTGGTGTATAGCAATAAAAGAAGTAAATGGTAGTACCTTGTCATTCTCAGATTATGATGACAATCTACCTGATAATGCTGCTGCCATACCATACATGGAAGCTGCTGAACGTATCATAGGTCACAACTTCATTAGATATGATGCCCCTGCTATAGAAAAAGTGATGGGCTATAAAATACCTAACGAAAAGATATATGATACGTTAATCATGTCTCGCTTAAACCAGTTCAATAGAATCGGTAAGCACAGTATGAAATCATGGGGTGAAAACTTAGGCTTTCCTAAAGGTGACTATAGTGACTGGTCTAAGTACACTCCTGAAATGATGACATATTGTATACAAGACGTTAATGTCAACGAAGCTATATATCATAAAATTGTTAGAGAAGCCAATATCATAATGGAAGCTACTTCAGGTAGATACCAGAAAGCTATAGATGTAGAGCATAAAATGTCCTACTATACTGCTAAACAATGTGATAACGGCTGGGAATTCGATCAAGAAGGTAAGATAGAATTAATGAAACTTATTCAAGATGAATTAACTACTATCGAATCTACTGTAGAACCACTGTTGGGTTCAATAACTGTAATGATCGATAAAGAACCTAAAACACCTAAGTATAAGAAGAACGGAGAATACACTGCCGTATCTGCTAGAGTTCTAAGTGAGTATCTAGGGAATTACATAGACCCTTCTGATGCTCTCAAAGTACCACCACCCATTCTAGCTGGAACTGAATTCCAACGTAGTGTTCTAACCCCTGCTCGTATAGGTAATCAAGATCATCTTAAAGAGTACTTAGAACGTGAAGGTATTGTGTGGGATGACTGGAACTTTAAGAAAGTAGATGGTTCCTTCATAAAGACTTCAGCTAAGTTAACCACTACTGCGTTAACTCGTATGGGGCCTACAGGTGTAATGATCGATAGGTTCTTTACCCTTCGTGCTAGGCTGTCAGTACTTACAGGCTGGGAAAAGATGTACTGGAATGATAGACTTCATGGTGATGTCATAGATATAGGTGCTGCCACAGGTAGACAAACCCATATCGGTATAGCAAATATACCCTCACCTAAAGCTGCTTATGGTTCTGAAATACGTAAGCTGTTCAAAGTACCTGAAGGTAAGACTATCATCTCCGCTGATGGTGCATCTTATCAAGCCCGTATCATGGCCCACTTCACTAAAGATAAAGAGTTCATCAAGGAAATTACCATAGGTGATATCCACCAGAAGAACGCTGATGCAATAGGTTGTTCTAGAGCAGAGGCTAAACCATTCTTCTTTGCATGGGCCTTCGGTGCTGGTGGTCGTAAGCTAGCTAGTATACTAGGTATCCCTGAATCTGCTGGTAATAAAGCCAAGAATAAGTTCCTTAACCGATGGCCTACTCTTCGTGACCTAACAAAAAGATCACAAGTTGCTGCTCAACGAGGATACTTATATGGTGTTGATGGTCGAAAGATTATCGTAGAAGAAAGCTATAAAGCATTCTGTTATCTTATTCAAGGTACAGAAGCTATCATCTTCAAGCATACCATAGTAGATATCAATGAAGAATTCGAAGCTGCTAATATAAAGTTCTTACAATTACTTGCATACCACGATGAGTGTAGCTGGGAAATAGATCCTGTCGATGCTGGTCAAGCAGAAGGTATTATAAGACGTTGCTTTGAAGAAACACCTAAGAAGTTCGGTATCACCCTGATGTGTGCTGGTGATGTTAAATGTGGAAAAGATTATCTGGAGGTTCACTGATGAAATATTACTATGATGCTGATGCATTAGTATATGTAGCTTCTTGGGGTGATAAAACACTCGAAGAAGCTTTAGAGAAACTAGACAACTCAATACAATCAGTTCTAGCAACCCTATGGGCGCATGAAGATGATGTAACGTTTGTCGTTAAAGGAAAGAATAACTTTAGACATGTAATATACCCTGAGTATAAGTCTCACCGCAAGTCTGAAGAAGACCCTGAAAAGAAAGCTATCATGGATGCTGTATATGATAGATTGCTTACCAAGTATAAAGCTATTAAGGCAGATGGTGAAGAGGCCGATGATGTAGTAGCTTATCTTGCGTTAGCCAATAATGGTACTGTAATCAGTCCAGATAAAGACTTAAGAACAGTCCCGGTTCCTATTTATAACCCTCAAAAAGACGAGCACTACCCCCTAAATGTAGATAGTGCTGATCTAATGTTACATCTGCAAATACTTACAGGTGATAGCACAGATGGAATTCCAGGTATCAAAGGTATTGGCATTAAGAAAGCCGAGAAGATACTGT